ATTTAATGTGGGGTGGGGGGGTTGTTATATGTGATGTCCGCAAAAATTACTGGTAACTAGGTTATTTTAGACATGACACTTATCAGTACAGTTGACTGGGATAACAGTTACAGGAGGATAATTTGTCCTGTGTAGATAAGTGTCTAGTTTATTATAGCATACACACACGCTTGTCCAGTAAAAAGAAGTAAATTCTTTTTCTTACAGTACGATTGGGGGGGATGTGTCGTTTTGGGCAGTAGCGGGCATATAGTCTAAGCTATTAAAAGTTTTATTTACAAGACCTCAGTGTCCTTGGGTACTGACTTTGTGGTAATCCCAGTCCATCTTAAAGATGCAGTCAGCTTTTTGCCGCTCCGATAGCACTTACCTGTAACACGTCTGTTATGTAAATGTTTGTATAATCACCTTACCACACTATAATTATAAAGGAAACAAAGGAGGATAATATTTACGATTTTCAAGAACAGCTTGCTGTGGGACAGCAGGGTGAAAAACTAATACAACGATTCTATGAAAACATGCGAAAGAACGGTAAGAACATCTATATCGTACGACCTGCAAAGAAATGGGAACAACAACAAGGTGCAGACTTTTTTGTAGTTAATAATGAGTTAGGTACAAAATACTTTGAAGTAAAGACAGACACACAAGCCAAAGATACAGGTAATGTAGCCTTAGAAATACAGATAGTAGATAATGATGGCTTTAAATCTGTTGGGTGTGCTATGAAAACATTCCCTGACTTTCTCTTCTACTGGATATATGGAACACCCGAAATCCTTTACTGGCAACCGAAGCGACTTAATCCCTGGATTGTAGATTGGATAGCTGATGGACATAAGATTGTTGAAACAGAAAATAAAAATTTTTTTTCACGCTCTTTGTTAGTTTCTATTCAAGAGCTAAAAGCTACGGGTGATGTAAAAAATATAAAGGTAAGTCAGGAACTTATTGACGAGGTTCTTTATTCTTAACGTTACCCCAACGGTCTGTGCGTACTATAGGTTTTAAAGAATCATCTGATATGCACGGAAGTCCATCATTATGATGTTTGTATTGTTCGTTACATACTAAACACCTTTGATGTCTGTTGTATGTACTGTCTACTTGTGCCATTAGATAATCTAATCGTATAGCAATTTCTCGACCTTTTTTGTTGATGTCGTTGTCTGTTATCTTATCCATAGGTAAACTATAATATCATAATGATTAAAACTTGCAAGGTTTGTAATAAACCTTTAACCTTTATTAGAAGGTGGAAGTATTGTAAGAATCTTGCATGTACAAAATATAACGTTAAATTGAGGAGATATGATGGGTTACGGCATGAAGAAAAAATCAAAGTCCAAGAAGAAGAATAAACGCAAATCTAAAAGAATCTACTAATATAGTTTTATGACTATAAACGACCAAGAACAACTTTCTAGTAATTTACCTAAAGCATATCAACTTGCTCCTAAAGGTAATCAGAAATGTAGCAACTGTAGTTTTTATGAGAATACAGGTAATTGCTCATTATGGGATGCTATTGTACAACCGTTTGCTTGGTGTAAGAAATGGAAAGGTGTTGCTAATGCCACCTAAAAAAAAACCACAAAGGAAACCTATTAATGCAAAAACTAAAGCCACACTCCAAAAAAAGGCAGATAATTCAAAATACACCTATGGACAACTTGCCTCCGTATATCGAAGAGGACAAGGAGCATATTTATCATCAGGTAGTAAGTCAGCTTCCATGGCTGCTTGGGCTATGGGGAGAGTTAATTCTTTTATTAGGGGTGGTCATTCTCAAGATAATGACTTAAAGAAGAAAGGCGGTAAAAAACGTGCCTCCAAAAAAAACAAGTAAACGTAAGGTTAAATATGAAAAAGGTGTACCTGCTAAGTATCTTAAGAATAAAAAGAATTCTAAGTCCTCTGTTGCACGGGAGATTAAAAGTACATCTGCCGCTTATAAAGCAGGAAAGTATATTAATTTGAAAAAAGTACAAAAATCAAGGGCTGTTAGGAAAAAGAAATAATGGCTATTAATTATAGAGGAGAAAAGTTTTCAGGTTATAACAAACCTAAACGTACACCTGGACATAAAACTAAATCACATGCTGTACTTGCTAAAGAAGGCAGTAAAGTTAAATTAATTCGTTTTGGACAAAAAGGTGTTCAGGGTGCAGGTAAAAATCCTACATCTGCTAAACAGAAAGCTAGACGTAAATCTTTTAAAGCACGTCATGCTAAAAATATTAAAAAGGGTAAAATGTCCGCAGCTTATTGGGCTGATAAAGTAAAATGGTAAATGTAGTATGTGCTGTACCTGAGTGCAGTAATTTACTTCCTAAAGGACAGAGAAAATTTTGTTCTGATAAATGTAGACAGTTAGTAGATAAAAGAAAATGGCGAGCTAAACAAAATGGTGAAGTTTATATTCTTGAAGAAAAGAAAACTAATCTTAAAGCTAAAGAGCCTAAGAAAAAAACTACAGCTAAAGATGGACGGGTTTCTGCTAGACGTGGTGATGTATACGAAAAGTTTGTTAGAGATGGATTGGTCCAAGAAGTCCTTCAAGATGATATATCAAGAGATGATGCAGCTAAAATACTTAAAGTATCTAAAGCACAGATATCAAGATTTCTTGCAGCATATCAAGAAGATTTAGAATCAGAAAAAGCACAAGCTGATTGGGATGTACCTGAACAAGCTATTGAAGCATTAGATTCATTTGTAGAATTTAGAAATAGATATTTTTTAACAGAGAAGGGTATTCCATTTGAAACTGCACCATTTCATATGGAGTGGATTAATTCACTTAACAAAGCTATAGAAGAAGGTGGACAGCAAATGATACTGTCACCTCCACGTCATGGTAAGACTGAGTTGTTAATTCACTTTACTATTTGGCGTATTATGAAAAACCCTAACATAAGAATTATGTGGGTAGGTGGTAATGAAGATATTGCAAAGAACTCAGTGTCTTCTGTAATAGATACATTAGAGTCAAACGAAGGACTTAAAGAAGATTTTTGTGGACCAGGTGGTACGTTTAAACCTAAAACAAGAACTGGTAAATCTTGGTCACAAAATGGTTTTACTGTATCTACAAGAACAGTACACGGTATAAAGTCACCAACGCTTATTGGTATAGGTAAAGGTGGTAAGATACTTTCCCGTGACTGTGATTTAATTATTGCAGATGACATTGAAGACCACGCTTCTACTGCACAACCACGTGCAAGACATAACACAAAAAACTGGTGGACAACAACGTTAGCATCACGTAAAGAGGAACATACAGCTATTATCGTTATTGGTTCAAGACAGCACCCTGATGATATATATAGTTCTTTATTAGATTCAGAAGCATGGGAAACTATCGTAGAAGAAGCACATGATTCAAGTTGTCAAATACCTGAGTTAGAAGAAGGAGAACACGTAGACTGTATGCTATGGACAGGATTTAGAACATACAAATGGTTAATGTCAAGACGTAGAGATGCTATGACTACAGGTGGTTTACAAAGATTTGAAATGGTTTATCAGAATAGACCAGGAGAAGGTGGAGCAACTATTTTTAATGTAGAAGCAATTACAGAATGTATGGACAATACGCAAGTAGTAGGAAAGATACCAAGAAACTCTTATTTAGTTGCAGGACTAGACCCTGCAGCATCAGGTTATCAAGCAGCATTTTTATGGGCAATATTAGATAATGGGGAAGATTCTTTATTACAGATGATAGATTTACAAAATAACAAAGGCGGTGGTATAGAAGAAGCATTACAAGTTATTAAAGAATGGCACAAAATGTATAACTTATATCACTGGGTTATTGAAGAAAATAACTTTCAGAAAGCCATACGTCAAGACCCTAGGATAAAAGAATATGCAAATGTAAATGGAATTATTCTTGAAGGACATGAAACCTATAAAAATAAATGGGATAGTCACTTTGGTGTAACTTCTTTAGCTCCTATGTTTCAAGATAAACTAATTGTTTTGCCATACGGTAATACAGAATCACAGATTAAATCTGAAATGTATAGGAAGCAGTTATCTTATTTTTCTGCTTCAAGGAAAAATATATACAAATCTGATATAGTTATGGCAAGTTGGTTTCCAATTAAGGTTTTGCGTAAGTTGCAAAAAGCTCATTATTCTGATATGGGAATTGACTACACTCCTAGCTATGATGGCTTTGATGTAGTAGAATGGAATGACGCTCCATGGAGATAGATTGTTAGTAGAAGATATTTTAAATAGAACCACGCATCTTAAAGAAATGCATGATGAAGCTCTGCCTGATAGAGCAAGGTTTAGAGCAATTATGAATGGTGGGGAACAAGGACTTGCAGCATTACTTGGTCCTGCATTAAAGAACATGGATTCAGAGTTACTTCCTGCTCCAAACTTATTAGTATCTGCACTAGACAGACTAGCTCAGAAGATAGGTAGAGCGCCTGCTTTAGATGTTCATATCACAAACCCTAGAGATAGTGAAAGAAATAAAAAGAAAAAAGATAAGTTAGAACGTGTAGTTACTGCTTATGACCAATTTCAAAATTTAGATTTACAATTACCACAAGTTGCTAGATGGCTACCAGGTTATGGATTTGCTGTATGGGTTATTACTACAAAGACAGACCCACAAGGTAATGTATATCCAACAGCAGAACTAAGAGACCCTTACTCTACATTCCCTGGATATCAAGGTGCTAATCAAATGGCAGAAGAACTTGTGTCAATTAGAAAAGTACCAGGAGAATATCTAGTAGAAATGTATCCTGAACTTAAAGGTTGGTTTAATGACCAAGGTCGTAAAACAAATGAACCTTATAACTTTGTATCAGGCTTATATACAAATCCAGGACAAGATGGTTCATGGGAAAACCAAAATGAATCGGGAGAAGTTATTGTTGAATATATTAATCCTGAAGGTACATACATAGTACACGTAGCGTCAAAAACTATAGTTGACTTTGTACCTAATCCACTGAAATCAGGACCTGCATTTGTTTGTGTAAAGAGATATTCTTTTGACCAAATACAAGGACAGTTTGACCAAGTTATAGGATTAATGGCTGCTATGGCAAAGATAAACATTATGTCAATCATTGCTATGGAAGATGCTGTATTTACAGAAACAAACATAGTTGGTGAAATAGAATCAGGACAATATAGAAAAGGTAGAAATGCTATTAACTATTTGTCACCAGGTTCACAAGTTATAAAACCAGTAACTAACTTACCGTATCAGTTGTTTGACCAAGTATCAAGACTAGAAAGACACCTAAGAACAGTCGCAGGTTACCCAGTACAAGATGACTCTATATCTCCTAATAGCTTTGTAACAGGTAGAGGATTAGAAGAACTACAAGCAGGTATTGGAGCTATGGTTAATGAGTATCACAAAGTATTACAAGTTGGTATACAACAAATAGATTACAAAAGATTAGAGCTTGATGAATTAGTTTTGAATAAACGTAAACCTTTAGTAGGTACACTACGAGGTTCAGCGTTTGCTGAAAACTATACACCAGGTACAGATATTGATGGTAACTATCTTACAAGACGTAAGTATGGTGCTATGGCTACATTTGATGAAGCAGGAAAAGTTATTACAGGTTTGCAATTATTACAAGCAGGTATTATAGACAAAGAGACTATGCAACGTGAAATGGATGGACTAGATGATTTACAAGCTATTAATGAACGTATTACAAAAGATAAAGCAGAAGAAGTTATGTTTCAATCTTTGTTAGCTAGAGCTAGTAACAATGACGCTAAAGCACAAATGGCATTAGTTGAGATATATAATAAACCAAATTCTATAGGTGAGATACTTAAAAAGTTTTTTACAGCAGAAGAACCACAACCAAACCCTGAAGAAGCAATGATGGCAGGAATGGGTGGACCATCACCTCAAGCAGGTGGACCTCCTCCTAATCCACAAGATGTATTAAGTCTTTTACAACAAGGAGCGTAATGGCAGACAATATGAATTTTGATAGGACTAACAGTCTGTTTCATCAAATTATTATGGCTGAAGATTGGGAAGTAAACAAAGTTGATGTAGCTGAGCTATACTTAAATGACCAACTACAAGAAGACAATAATGTTGAAGAGTGGATAGACATGAATGGCTTAACAGTTATTTATGTACCAGGATTCGGTAAATTACAAATGGTATGGATAGAGGACGATAATGACACGAGGAGTTAAAAAAGGTGCATTTGCAATAGATGCACAAAGAGGAGAAGGTTCAGCAGCAAGAGAAGCTGCACTTAGAGGCGCACCGTTGCTACCTGAAGATAGAGCAGCTATGACTGAAATGCCTGTTAACATGGAAAGACCTCCTCAGCAAGCTCAACAAAATATACAAGCACAACAGTTGATGGGAAATGCATTTGGAGCATCTAACGATATAACTCCAATGATGCAACAAAGTCCAACGTTTGATGAATTTGAAATCGTTGACCCAGGTCAAGCATCAAACACAAACATGATACTTGCAGCTATAAACGATTTACTGGGAGGTAGTGAAGAAGCAAGCGCTATGATAGTATAGTTATGGCATTTTACGCTTACGAACCACCTGACCTAGAAGAAGATTACATAAATAAATCTAATGAACGAGAGCAAAAATATAATGCTATCAAACAAACTATTCAACAAAAACCTCAAGTTGGTAATAATTTAGAAGACATTGTAAATAAATGGGGTAACGTTCTACCTAGAGACATAATGGTTGGTAGTGCTTTAATGGGTTTTTCTTCTGTATCTCCTGAAGTTGGTTTACTTTTAGAAAGATACGAAGAGTTAGAAAAAGAAAAGAACTCAAGTTTTTGGGAAAAAACAAAAGCTGCAGGTAGAGGACTTGTAAGAAATGCTTTTGTTGGTATGGATTCTTTAGCAGAAGCTACAGTTAAAAGACCTTTTCAGGCATCAGCACGTTCATTAATAGACAATGGAATGAATGTAAACCTAGCATATTTACACACACTTACAAACTTAGTTGGTTTAGATAAACCAATAATGGAAATGACAATGGGTGGAGAAGCGTACGGTAATTTTCGTAAAGATTATGAAACAGCTAAAGATGAGCTAGGACCTACAACTGCAGGATATGCAATACAAGAAATGGCTAAAGGTAATAGAGTAAACCTAGGACGTGGATATTTTGGTAACTCTACACTTGCTAGAGATACAGATATATATAAAGAACTATCACAAACTATATCTGACCCGCAACAATTAGCTGCAATAGAGAAAGTTATACAGGGACAACTTGGTTTTGATATAACAGGAACACAAAGAGAAAAGTTAGAATCTAATAAATATAGGGGTGTAACTATAAGTCCTGGAAGAGTAGCTGCAGTACAAATGGCTGAACCAGGAACAGATAGGTTTAAGTTTATATCAGGTCTTATTGATGGTGCTGTTACTTTAGGATTAGACCCTGCAAATATTGCAGGTGCATGGGTTGGTAAACTCGGTAAAGCAGGTAAAACATTTTCTGTTGGTGAAAAAGTATCTAGTGGAGGCAATGTAGGAGCAAGAACTCTTATAGGTCAAGGCAATAGATTGTTTCAAACAGTTAAAGTATCAGATGAAGCAGTTACAGCTAATGTTTTTAAAATGTCAGATGCTGCTCAGTATAAAAATGTTGTAGGTGTTGATGTAGGAGAAACAATACTTCGTGGTGACATAACATACACTATGGATGAATTAAATGAAATAGCTAGAGCCAATGGTAGAAAAGGCGCACAGATAAACAACAGTAGACAGTATCAAGAATTCTTAAGAGCTAATCGTTATGGTGAAGGTTACACACGTGGTATAGATGACAAGTTTGTTCACAATATAAAATTTTATGAGAATGCAAAAAAGGTTGATGGTAAATTTACAGAGAGTGTAAGAACAGGAACTGGTGGTAGTTTTGTAGACAACGCAATATTAAACATGACTGGTAATAAGATGGCTGACTTAGTAAATATAAGCAAAACTAAAAATAATAAATTTGCGTTGTTTTTAAACAAATATGCTAGTGATATTACTTTTGATGAAGAAGTTGGTAGAGCTGTTCTAAAGTGGGTAGATGCAGACGAAAGTCATATAAAAGAATTTTATAAATGGTTTAAGTCTGACCATAAGTGGCAAGTTAAACAATTCGACACTATGGATGAGATGATAGATAATACTATACTCCATGAGCTAGCACACACTTGGGTTGCTAAAGGTAAATCACCAAAACAATTTGCATTAAATAAATCTATTTGGAATCCACTGGGCAAGGCTGCACGAAGACAAAGAAGAGATAAAGCCTACACTAAGTGGAACAGAGATAGAGAACCACAAAGTGTGATGGGATTAAAGTCTCAATGGGATTTAGAACGAGATGTTGAACAAATAGTTACTAACTTTAAGAATAGACATATAGCAGATATTGAAGGTGCTAAAAATGCATCAGGATTACAAAAGTTTTTAAAACCATCTTTAAATAAAACGGATTTTGAAGAATGGCATATGACAACAGGTAAAGCTATTTATCAATTTATATCAGATGGTGTAACTAATAAGTCACTAGATTACGAAAGTTTAAGACAGCTTATGCCTGAAGCTAGTCCTTCTACTTTACAAAATATATTAGAAAATCCTAATGTAGGAAATGTATCAGAAAGTATTGCTAGAGAAGTTAGAACTGGTGGTATAACAAAACGACTAGACCCATATAGCTATGCTTTCAAAGGTAGCGTATCAAGAAATGCAGGCAAGTTATTAGGAAAAGCAGGAAGAGTTGCAGGTGACGGTAACTTAGTAGATTTATCTGATATGGGTAATTTCTTAGGAGTATCTGCTGTAGCTAAAAGAACTTTTAAAGATACTGCTATTGCTAGAATATTTGGTCAGGTTAGTCCTACATTCATTACTTCTGCTTCACACACACAAGGATTAAAAGAAATGGAAAAACTTATAAAGTCTTTACCTTTTGAAAAGAACATTAAACAAGATTTATATAAAAAACTTGCAACTACAGATGCAGCTATATTAGGTCAGTTTGCTGAACAAGGTACATACTCAAAACTAAGACAAACCGAAGAATTTTTTAAACTACTTATTGGAGACGGTACACCAAAGAATGCAGGTGTATTAGGAGAACTACAAAAGATGATGACATCTCAAGGTTTCCCTGGTCCTTTAGCAGGTGGTATTACAAAATTTATTGGAGAGATAGATGATGCTAGAAAGTATTGGGTATCTTTAGTAGGAGAACATATTGTTGATGTTGGGTTCGGTACTTCTAAAACAACTACAAAAGCAGCAGATACAGCATTTGATATGATTAAAACAGAACTTGATTTAGAAAAACTTGAAGGTTTAGCTAGAGCAGGTAAAGCTGATGAGATTGCTGAGTTTATGGTCACACTAGGTAATCAAGAAATAGCACAACCTACTGCAATGCTTATGTCAGAAATGCTTGTAGGTAATATTCCTTTGTTTGACACTAATGAAGTATTTAGAGTTTTAGGTACATATCGTAACTCTTTGTTAAAAATCTCAGGGTTAAGTACATTAACTGGTCTTAAAAGATTAGACTTACCACAGCTATTAGGTAAACAACTAGATAGAAACCCTGTATTGTCTTTAGCTAAAACTAATGATGAATTTAAAAAGTTCTTATCTAATTGGGAATTACCAGTTAAAGCACCTTCAGATAAGAAAGTTAAACAGTCTTACATTAGAGAGTTACAACTTAAAGCTAAACAAGAAGTTATAGAACAATATGAAAAAATATCAGGAACTTCTTTAAATGCTAAAAGTTCAGACGAGATTGCTGAACTTATTGATGATGAAACATTTGAGGTACTTAATCAACTAACAACACCAACACAGATAAACACAGCACTTAATGTAGGTAACATATCTTCTAATGCTGTTACTAAGAATATAGCAAAATTATTTTATTCACAAAGAGCTACAGATGAAGGTGTAAAACTTGTTAACAAAGCATACATACGTTGGGCAAACAACGTAATGCAACAGGCATGGAAACCTTTTACATTGTTAAGATTTGCTTGGACAACAAGAGTTATTGCAGAAGAGCAGTTAAGAATGTTTGCAGCAGACATGACTAATGTATGGTCACATCCTGTAGCTCATATGAGTTATGTTCTCAAACCCGATAGTAATTTAGTAAAGAATATAAGTAAGGCTTTAGATGTATTACCATTTCCTGATGACGTAAGACTTGGAGAAAAGTTTGTAGCAGGTTTAAAAAAAGGAGAAGTAGATATTTTAGGTAGAAAGATGTCTGAAGAACTTTTATTTAAACAAGCAATGTCAAGAGGTTCTAATGGAATTATGATGCGTAAAGCATCTTCTGTAGATAGATTCTTTAAAACTATTAAAAGAGATTCTGTTACTAATAGTACTAAAAGCCGTAGACAATATGCTAAAGGTTGGTTAACAGAGATGACACAGCTAGCTGATGATGAGTTGATGGTTGTTATTGCTAATGTACTAGCAGATAATGGTCAAGCTATAAGAACACCATTTAGAAACTTAGATGAATTAGGAGATTACTTAACAGGTAATTTTCCTGCAGAAAGATTAGCTGTATTAGATAATACTAAATCTGCACAAGCAGCTAAGAAAACATTTATGGAATGGACTAATAGTGGTGATGCCATAACTAATACAGGTAGGCAAATGATTCGTGGTGACAAAGATAGAACTATGGAGTTACTGCAATCATACGCTGCTAGATTATATGACAAAGTAGGTGGTGGTGGTGGATTTAAAAAGTATGTACAAAACCCAAAACTTGACCCTGATAAAATACCTAACTTATCTACAGTATCTTTTGAAGAAGCATTAGAAAAAGGATACATTGTTGAAATAAATAAAGGTGTAGTTTATAAAAACCCAGGAGCAAATGATGGTGATTTACCTATACGTATGTTGTATGAACTTACTCCAGGAGATAAAACATTTCAATACATAGAGTGGATTGCTAATAGAAAGTTAATGATAAATACTAAAACTAGAAGTTTTGAAATGCCATTGAATGGTCTCAACACTGATAAACAATTTGATACAGGTGTAAAAATACTTAGTGACTATGCAGAGAATGGACCTGACGTAGTGAAAGTATCTAAGAAGATGATTAATGATGTAGATGTAAAATCATACAATGGAATTATTGAAAAATTGTTCGATACTTTTATGTCAGTGCCAACAAACAAACTATCAAGAGCGCCTGCTTTTAAACAGTTTTATTATCGTAACTTAGAAAAGATGGCAGACAGATTTGAAGCAGATACTTTAGCAGAGCTATTCAAGAACAAAGACATTATGGAAGCTATGCCAAAATCTACTAGACAATATCTCGACCAGTTAGTACCTAAACCAAAAGGTACTGGTGTAGGTGTAGATGAGTTAGAAAGTATTGATGATTTACTTAAAGCTACAGCATTATCAGAAACAGAAGAATTACTATATAGCTTAAACAACAGGTCACAGTTTACACAGGCTAATGCATTGCTATTTCCTTTCGCTGAAGTACATTTAGAAATTGCTAAAACGTGGACAAGATTACTTACAGAAAACCCTAGAAAACTACGTAAGTTACAAATAACAACAGATACTTTAAAAGAAGGCAATCCATTTAACTTTGATTTCTTAGGTGGGGATGCAGCAGATGATAAGCCTATGGTATATACAGATGAACTTACAAACGAAGAAGTATTTGTATATCCATTAGTAGACCCTATACTTAGAAACTTTTTCCAAAATGTACAAAGTAGAGACTTAGGTGGACAGCAACCTAGAAGTGAAGTAAACCTTAGAGCTGTAGGATTTACGTCATCAGCAAACATAGTTGCAGGTGGTTTAGTTCCTGGAGTAGGACCTGTAGCACAGATAGCAGCAAAAGCAATTATGCCTAATATGAAAGAAACTTCTGCATTATATGAGTTTATATTTCCTTTTGGTGAACCATCAGGTAATGCTGTAGAACAAGCAGCAGATTACTTATTACCTGAATGGCTACAAAAATTAGGTTCTGCAATAAGTACAAGTCCTGAGTCTTGGTCAAGAGCTTACTCTAATACACAGAAAGAAGTACTAAGAGCTAAGTTAGTTAGTGGTGCTATAGAGCAAGGTCGTGAACCAAGAACACAAGATGAGATGAATAAGATTTTACAGAGAACAAAACAAGATGCACTTGTTATGCATTTAATTAAATCAGCAGCACAGTTTACTTTTGTGTCTCCGTCATTTAGATGGGAGCTAGAGGTAGAACCTGGAAGAAGTATGCATGTAGACCCTAAGTATTTGAGAGATAGAGGTATAGACCCTGAAGGTAGAATATTTGGATTTAATGTTTTACAAAGTGTGTACGGTAGATTACTTGGAGAATACGAGGATGAAGTTGTAGCTACTCAAGTGTTTACACAATTATTTGGTACTGACCCAACCGCATTAATTATTTCAAAGTCAAAGGAATTAAGAAGAGTACCTTATACAGATGAAGCATTAGATTATGCAATGGACAATGAAGAAAAATATAAAATTTATCCTGATATGTTTTACTATGTAAGACCTGATATTGGAACAGATGAATTCATTATGGCATCTTGGGTTAACTCTTTTGATGACAATTATCTAGGAGACTATGCAGCTAGAACAGACTTAGACTTAGGAGAGTGGGCGCAATTACATAATCAAGCTGCAGGAAGAATGGCTCTTGAAAGATACAGAAGAGTTATAACTGACCCAAATAGTCCACAGTTTGTACCAGACGAAGCTATTAGAGGGATTATGGTTACGACATACAAAGATACTTTAGCTGATTATTTTCCTGGTTATTTAGAAAAACCTAGAACAGAAAGTCCTACAGACTTAGGAACTAAACTAAAACAGTTGTATCAAATGTCTGAAGACCCTGATTTACAGAATGAAGAAGTTATAAAAGGCTTAAAGATATGGCTAGAAAGTTATGATAATATACTTACAGTACGTTCAACAGAGACAGGTAGACCTGGTTCTGACCCAACAAACGCTAATTGGTATTTAGCAAGAGACCAATTAAGATTAAAAGGACAAGAGATATCTAAAGCATATCCTTTGTTTAGCTTTTTAAATGAACAAGTTTTGGATAGAATACTCAGAGAGAATGAAGAAGAGTTGATAAGATACGGCTATACTTATAACCAACAATTATATAAGGCAGACCAATAATGTGGAAACTAATTTCTAAAGTATTATTTACAAACTCAGGTGCAGTTTCAGAATTTAATGCATCTACTTCTACTGATTATTCTAAAGCATTATGGTATAACACTGATACAGGTGAAGTAAGAAATGCAGTAGATACATCAGGAATACCTATTACTGACTATACATTATTTGAACAAAGAGTAGCAGAAGGACAAAGAACTGGTGGAGCTGCAGGACCAAATCAATCTCCAGGACCTGACGTTGGTGGAGGTGCAGTTATACCTAGAGCTTTAACACCACAAGAAATTGACCAAGCTGTTAAAGAATATTACACAGACGTTAACTATAAACCTCCATACGGATTTGTAATTAATGATGATGGGGAACTAGAAGAAATGGAAAAGGATGAAGATGGAGAATATATTTTTCCTGGAATTAACGACCCTGTTGCACCACTTACACCTGATGAAGCTATACAGCTTAGGTTAGGTACTCAGGGAGTAACACAGTTTTTAGGATTTGAAGGAACTTTGGGAACACCTTTAGGGTATAAAGGTGCAGGTGAGGGATATGGTGACAATCCTGTGTATATCACACCACTAATAACAACCCTGTTTATGGACGATATGTTAGGAGAACAATACGTTCGAGACTTACAAACTAAGTTAGTTAAATCAGGTTATCTTGTTGGTGGTTTTGATGCTGGAACAATGGACGCACCTACAGTAGCAGCTATATCTGCATCAATGACATCACACAACCTTGAAGGTAGAGTGCCGTATTTTGATGATGGTTTTGCTATAGAAGGTGCGTTACTTACTTTATCTACAACAGTAGGAGTAAACGAACAAGGTGATGTAGTTGAACAAATTATAGACCCTTCTACTGGACAGGTTGTTTATTCAGGTGATGCAGTAAAACAATATAAGAGTCAGTTTGCATTTACAGAAGACAAGAAAAGACAGATTAGAGATTTTTATTTTAATGAATTAGATACAGATGTTAATGATTTAGAAGAACGTTTATTAGATAACTATACAGTAGATGTACCTAAGTATGACACTGAATCTGCAGGATACATAGCTATGAATGCAGTACGTAACTACTTTGGTGGTGCAGATAAAATTAGTTTTACACAAGCTCAGTCTTTAGCAGGAGTTGTTAATTCTTTACTTGAAGTAACTAAACGTGATATGGATGGAATGATTACACAAAATATTAAACAAGATATAGATGCACAAGTTAAACAGTTAGGTTATGACGGATGGTTGGATAAGTATGGAAGCGAAGAAGGATACAAACAATCTCTTAAACAACAATATCCTTTTGCAGATGACCAAATGTTAGATACATTAGTTTCTACAAAGATGAAAGAGTTTAGAGTTGAGACAAGTCAAGAGCTTGGACCTTCAGCAACACCAGGTAATCCTTTTGCATTAACAGGACAGAATGAAAGATTTTCTGCATTATTTAATGGAAGGCTCAATAGAGCTATTGATAATATATACGGTGAAGAAAAAGATTTTTCTGCAAGACAAAGTGCATTTGATGCAGCCACAGCTAACTTTGCACAAGCATCACGTAGTCTAAGAAATTTAGGTAGAGGAGCATAATGGCAAAGGTAACTGCTCAAGAGGTTGTAAAATATTTAGAGAACGCAGGAGCTTTAAAAGAAGATATTCCTACATTAGTTATGACTGCTTTTTATGAATCAACCTTTGATACTGAAGCACAGAACAAAGATACAAAATCTATAGGTTTATTTCAAATAAATGCAAGTGTTTTTTATGATGACAATAATCAACCTGACCCATCATTAAGCAAATTTTTTAAATCTACAGGTAATGTATTATCTGAATCAGATTTTGAAGAAGCATTAAAAGACCCACAGTATAATGCAAACTTTGCTATATCTTATTTGAATGACGTAAAAGCTAATCCTGAACAATTTCCTATGGTTAGGGATAATAACAATAATCCTTTCTCAGTATGGGAAGGATACCTAGATTATGTAGAACCATATCTAAATGGTCAAATGCCTAAAGGTAGAGGCGATAATCCCGCAGGACAAAAGGCAGATGTCATTGCAGGTATTAATGCGTATGTTGATGCATTCTATAGTACAGGTTCAGAAACATTAGGAGAAGAACCACAAGCCTCAGATGCACCTGATATAGAAGCACCTGAAGTTGTTGGTGGTGGTGATTTTAGGGGTGGTCTAGGTCAGGAAAGAAGAATTAAAAACTTTACGGAAAGAGAGATAGTATCTTTTGAAAGGTCTAGGGATAAGATTGCACAAAAAATTAATCCTTCAGACCCTACTAATCCTGAGACTATAAGACAATCTTCATTAATCTTAGCTAGCTTGAAAGGATTAGATACAGCAGAAATACCTATAGATGTACGTTCTAATTACTCAGAGTTAGATACAGTTATACTAAACTTTTTAGGAGAGCTTAGTAGAAAAAAAGTAGAAGGTGTTAAATAATGGAATACGATTTTAGTTTATCTGAAGAAGAGTTAAACAAAATTATTAACGAATCTCTCAGTGCTGCTCCTCCAATAGAGGATATGCCTGTAGCTGATACATTAATTAAAGGTGATGATGGTTTGTTTTACTTTGTATATACATTAAAGGCAGAAGACATAGATGGTCTTGACCAAGATGTAACAGTGTATTACACAGATA